TCACCGGGTCGCCGCCGGGAGCCGCCGAATAGTCGGCTTCAGCGCTTCCTGCTCGTCCTCTTCGTACTCCTGCGCCTCATCGACCACGAGGACGTCGAACGAGCTACCGCGGCCGGCGCCACCGGTACGGGCGCCCAGTTCGATCATGCCCGTTGTTCAGGACGATCGCTTCCTGGCCGTTCGTCTTGCGGATCTCAACGACCATGGCGTTCAGCTCTGGGAAGCGCGCGTTCGGGTCATCGACCTTGTTGCCGAAGAACGACATCAGGCGCTTGAACGCCTTCCGCGCCGACGGCAGCAGGTGCGATGTGTGCAGGACTTCAGCCAAGGACGACATCAGGTACAGCTCGACGGCCTCCAGCGCGCCGTTCTGCCGTTCTGACGAGGAACTGAGATGCCCCACGTGCCAGCGCACCATTTGCCCGTGGTCGTCGTCCTCAAACCAAGCCCGGACAACCTTCGCCTGCCACTCGTCAAGAGTCAGCCCGTAGCTCTCGGCAAGGTCGATCGCAGCCTCAGCGTGATCGCACGAGTATCCGCGGGGAGTCGGCGTGATGTAGAAGCGGGCATCCTGTGAACCGATCAACCCGCACCACCACCGCTCAGGCCTTCTTCAAACCCCGTGCCTTGATCCGATCCAGCGGGGTGACATTGGCCGCCGTCGGAACGGCAGCCGGAGCAGCATGCGCCTTCGCGGCAGACTCCACAGGGCAAGCTTCGAGAGATGGTCGAGAATGCGATCGCCTGCTGACGGGCCTCAGAAAAGACGCTCTGAAACTTCACCTCGACGTTGATGTCCAGCTCGCCGTCGTCCCCGATTCAGGTCGAGCACTCGGAACTGCATCAGTTCAGGACGCCCTTGCCCTGAATGATGTTGTCGAGCTCGTCCAGACGGTCAGCCAGGCGGGCAGCCTCAAGCACCAGCGCGTTGCGGGGAACATCAGTGCCCGACATCGCTTCCCATACAGCGAGCCCGCGCTCGCCAAGGCCAGCAGGAACATCCATGGCGGACCTCCGATCAGTATCCGGTCAGCGTGCCGTCCGGGCTGGTTGCAAGCGCCGGGCGAATCTCCATGAGAATGTCCTGGCTGGTTCCGATCGGCACGTAGATGCGGTCCACGCATGCGCCGCGGTACTCGACCGTTCGGCCGACGTCGCGGAACTCAACAGTGCCGCCGCCTGGGAAGGTGAAGGACTGGTCGCCGTTGGGCCGCCGAATCTCCGCGACATCGGCAAGCTCCGGGTACGCGCGCAGCAGATCCTTCCTGATCGCCGTGACGCCGAGAGCCGGCGAACACAACAACCCGGCCGCCATCAATCGCAGTCACCAGAGCATCAGCGGCCATCGTCTTGGGCAGGATCATTTGGAGCTCCTTGGGCAGTAGCGCGAACGGCATTCGGCTCGGCGGAGGGTGAAGCACCACCGGCCGCCCTGGTGGGCGAGCTCGGGGGGAGATTTTTTCGCTATGCCCGGGGCGAGGCGCCGGCGGTGGGGAGGGGTGCTCCCCCTACCCTTTCCGCGACGGGGTTTCGGGATACGAGTATTCGTATTTGGGGTTTCCACAGCTTGTGGACTACCAGCGACGGCTCGTTTTGAGCGTTTCGCCTTCAGGACGGTTGATGTCTTGGGTGCTGGTCGGTCGCCCTGGACTGGTTGCACTTGCGACAGCAGACTCGAAGGTTTTCGAGCTTGTCTTCGCCTCCGTTGGCGTGCGCGAACACGTGGTCAGGCTCGGCACTTCTTGTGTTCGGGTCACGTCATAGTCAGCTTGACCTTGCAGTACGGGCAGCGGTCTATGCTTGCTGCCTGGCTAGGTATAGCGCACGCTTGCGTACCTTCTCCACTGGGATGTGCCAGTGCGTGAGGTGGCCATCAGAGCCGAATACGGCTGCCTGATTGCGCATGGTCCTACCGATGCTGTCGGCGACCTCAGCCGGGTCCCACTGTGGGTCGGTATGGATCTCGATGTGGGGACCATGATGCGTTGCGGCATGCGCAGGAAGTCTTCGAGTGTGCGCTCTACCTTGAGGCGCTTCTTACGGATGACTGCGTTTCGCATGGTCTACTCTCCATTCCGGGTGAAGCCGATGGGTTGCGGTCGGCCTTGTAGCGGCCCGAAGTCGCGCTCCGAGGATTGGCACTCGGAACGCTCCCTCTCCGAGGGAATGAACCTGTAGCTGCCGCTGTCATCGTCATCGATGGAACGGGCAGGGTATCCGCTGTGCATCTCGGGTTGGGATGTGAAGTCGTGGGCGAACTCGCTTCGGGCTTCGCCGGCACCTTCTGGATGGTGCTCTGCCGGCTCGTTCATAGCGGCTGCGTATGCTTCGAGGGCTGCGCAGAGCGCACGTACAGGCGCATGCTGCCTCCTCAGATAGCCGGATTGCGGGGCTGAGACAATTGAAGGATGGATGAAGAACTTGTGCAGAGTGTTGCCCTAGCCCAGCGTGAATACTGGACCAATATGCTAAGCGGGATGGGGTCTGGATGTCACAGGGTGATCCGACTCGAGACTCGAAAGAGCCAGATTTTGCTGCGTTCAACGCGCGCGACTGGTCTTTGTTCTGGAATCAGCATGTGCATCATTCCAAGAGTTGGTGAGGTTTGGTGTGGCCCGGAGAACCGACGTTGACGGGCCACATCGCGGCTGCCGGGACTCGAACCCGGTGAGGAACCAGTAAACCTCAGCCCGGCGCTATTACGGGCGCTTCCCGTCGTGCCGGACCCCTAGCCAGGGCACGAAAAAAGCCGCCCTACTGTGAGGCGCGGCTTGTTTTGGGGACGTCGAACGTCCCGCGTGACACACTTTAGCACGTGTTGACCGAGGTCAGGTGCGTGTTTCGGCGCGGCGTGTTTCGTACCATGCGTCGAGCACCTCGTGGGGGTGGTAGGTCGGCTGGGGTGCTTCCTCGGCGGCCCGTAGCTTGCCGCGTCTGACCCAGTTGCGGATGTCCATGCTCGTTACGACGACCTTCGCGTTCTGCCGAAGCCAAGGCACGAGTTGGCGGGTGGGCATGGCAGGCGCGATGCCTTTGACGCGCTCGCGGTTTTCATGGTGGTTTACCGGCGGCTCGTCGGGCCCGCTGACCATGCGTTCGGCCTTCGTAACCCAGTCCTGAATTAGCCAGGCCACGCCTGCCGCGTGAGGATCCTTGGCGTGCTCCGATGCGAGGGTGCGGTGCACGCTGCGGAGGTTCTCTTGCAGCTGGAGCGCGTCGAGGTTGATCGGCGCATCGCTGCCAGCTTGTGGCCGCCACCTCCGCCGCCACCGCCTGCTGGCCGGACGTTGTCGAGCTTCGCGATGGTGACGTTGAGCGCGGTAATCAAGGCTGGGACCATGTCGATCCACGCTTGCAGGTCGCTTACGCAGCGGCCGCAGAGGTAGGTGTGAGTCTGGTTTCGGCAGTCGTCGGTGGTGCATTCGATGCTCATCTGTTGATCAACTCCTGATGCTGAATGCTTTGGTGGCGAGCACGAGGATTCGTTCGCCAGGGCGCTCTGGGTCGTCGTTCCAGAAGCCGACTCGGCCGGCGTCGTAGAAGTAGATGTCGTTGGCGCTGACCTCGTGTTCGATGCCCTTGTCGTAGACCCTGTACGCGAAGTTGCGGAGCGGTCTCGGCGGTGCTGGTTCGATGACTATGAGGCCTTCCTGGCCGAAGAATGACGTCACTTGGTACCTCCTAGGATTTCGGTGGGTGCGGGCAGGCCGGCCAATTCCGCGTAGGTGTGCATCATGCCCAGCGCGGCTGCCCGGAGGTTCACGTCTGCTTCATCGCTGACCTTGCCCTTGAGGTCCTTTACGAGCTCGACCGTGGCGCGCATGGTCCGGAAGAGCTTGGCGACGTCCGGATCCTGCTTGGCCGGGTGGCCGCCTGGCTTACGTCGCGCGGTCAAGGCCTCCCCCTCGTAGTGATGATCTGGACTTGTTGCCGCCAGCCGGCGGTGATCTTGACCGGGGTGCGCGGGTCGATGTCGTAGGCGAGGGCGGCTTGGGCGAAGGCGTAGAGCTCACCGACGGTCATGCCCGCCTTGGGGTCCTCGGCTTTGCGCTGGACGTTGACCTGGTCGCTCATTCGGTGGCTCGCATGCGACGTTCGGCCATCTGCATCACGCGGTCACGAGCCGAGACTTCCACGGCCCCCTTGGCTACCGCCTGACGCCGCTTTGGTTCGGTGACGTCGAAGTGTTCCTTCCACGTGCCGGGGTACTGGATGTACTTGGCTTGCAGGCCGATACTCGTGGCGAAGGCCACCAGTTCCTCGGTGCTGTCGGCAGTGAGGTGGCACCAGCATGTGTCGTGGGTCAGCGGGCCGGATCGGACCGCGGCCGGAATGTAGGCGTCATCGACGTAGACGGTCATGGGTTCTCCTTGGGGTTCTGTGCCGGGTTGATGGTGATCAGGACGCCGGGGTTGCCGTGGTAGGTCTTGGTGGCGGTGATGGACACGATGCGCGCGTCGTCGGTGATGACGCCTTTGACGACGGCTTTCGTCTTGCGGTTCTTGGTGGTCGATAGCGAGTCGAGGACGGCGCGGATGAGCTTGTCGAGGTCGGGCTTGACGGCCGGCGCCCACCAGCGTGGCCGCTGCGGCGGGACGATCTGGAATACGAGGCTGACGGCGATGGGCCCGTCGAGCGGTTCCCCACTGTGCCGGGCGAGGGTTGCCGCACGGACGTCGGTGCGCCACGTCTTGAGAGGTGCTTTCACGCCGACGATGCGGCCGCGGTAGACGTCGACGGATCCTTGCGGGACGGCCGTGCCTGGGACGAACGTGTGGATCACTTTCCTCCCCACTTCCGGCGGTCCCGCAGCATGGATGGATCGTGCGGGAGGTTCGGCGGTGGCAGAAGCGCGTAGTCCTTCTGGAACTGCTCCGTGGTGCCGATAATCGACCTGGCGGCGGCCGCATAGGCGTCCACCACGGGCTGGAATGCCTGTCCGATGACCTTGAAGGCGTGGGCGAGGCTGCGTACGTGGTGCCACTGGAACTCGTAGACCGTCCACTGGTCAGGGCCCGTGGCCGTGACGTCGCAGGTCGGGCATGTGTAGATCCAGCATGCCTTGCGCTCTTTGCGAATCATTGGGTCACCGCCGGCGCGGGAGCTTCGGCGAGGACAAGCTCGTGCGGGCCGAACCAGAGCGGGTGCTGGTCTTGGATTTGGACGCGGAACGGGTGGTGCGCGCCGTCAACGACGTCCACGATGGCGCCGACGTCATCGAACTGACGGCACCGGCGGGCGATGATCCGGACATGGTCGCCGATCTTGAATTTCATGGCTTCTCCTCGTGGTCTGTATAGGTGGTGCTGAGCGGGAACTCGTGGTCGGACATGTGGCCGGCGGGAAGGGCGCATGGCGCGTAGACGTGCCGCCATGTGCGCCAGACTTCGACCACGCCGTTCACGGTCCTGAATGGCTTGACCTGCACGGTTTCGGTGTCCTTCGACGGGGCGCTGCATGGCTGGGCTTCCTCATCGAGGTAGGTGGCCGGGCTGTCATCGAAAACGTCGTTTGTTGCCCAGCAGAGGCCGCAGTCGCGGCAGACGTACTGGTCGCAGTCGTGCTCCAGCGAATCCCCGCAGGATCCGCAGTCGATCGAGACTCGGATGGTTGGCAGGCTCACCTGCTCTCCCGAATGGAAGAAGCCGCCCCGGTTGGGACGGCTTCGTGGTTGTTGTGCTGGGATGGTGGCGTCATGATGCCTTCCGCTCGTCGATGTCCGCGGCTTTGGCCTTGACGGCGTGCAGCTGCTTTGTGAGGTGAGCGAATGGGTTGAGTGCTCGCTCGACTTCCCGGATCGTGCCGTCGATGTCTCGCCTCACCTGCCGTGCCAGGGATCGGCTGCGGGCGAGATCGAGGATGCCCTCGGCGATGTCTTGCTCGGTCACGTCTTCGTCAATGAGGTAGGGCAGGTTTGATCTGTAATCGTGCTTGCCCTTTTCGATCAGGTTCACGATCGTGTTGATGCGTTTCGTGTGAGGACTAACGTGCCCACCTGACCCGTTGAGGCGAAGTTCCTGCTCACGCTGCTCTGCGCGTTCGGCTCGGCTCTTCCATGCGTCGCGGTCCCACTCGGCGGTTTTGACGACGTGCTCGAGCCGATTCACCATGTAGGCCGCCAGCCGAGAAAGCGCGGGGGACATTTCGCCGTCAGGGGTGAGCTTCGGGGCTTCACGCAGGATTGTCATTGAGCGGGTTCGCCTGCCTGACGGCGGGGCCATGACTCCCCATAAGTCGGGGATCGTGAGTCCTTCGACGAGTGCGGGGTCAGAGACGACGAGATACCAGCGCGTGCAGTATCGCAGCCAAGGATCCGCCTTCGTCGGGTCGGCGAGTTCGGCCATGACGTCCGACCGGGTCACCTTGATCTCATGCCCGATCAGGGTGTTCTCCTTCGCTCCGGCGATGGAGATTGGCGCAACGAGCAGGTCCGCCCGCCGGCGGCCGCCTGGCGCTCCGATCTCAGGCATGAACAGGTGCCCCATGGCGCGGCCGTCCGGGTTGTAGTGCTGGCGCAGCAGCTCCGTCATGCTCGAGGCGGTATGGGCGGCGGTCATCAGCGCAGCCCCCTCATGAGCTTTTCGAGTTTGATGCGTTCGGCATTGTCGGTGACTACGACGTCGGTAACGCCTTCCCATCCGCAGACTTCCAGCGCTTCACGGCCAGTCGCTACTTCAATGACGCCATCGTTGAGGGGTAGGGGCTCGATGTGCCCACCGCTGATGAAGCCCGCGCCGGTCACGTAGTAGCCGGGCGTGCCGCCGATGGTGGCCAGGCCGGAGCGGAGGCGTCCAAGTTTGGATGCGCCATCCCGGAAACCGGGCCAGTACCGGACGGGAGTTCCTTGCGTTAGTTCGGTCTGCATGTCGTTCTCGCTTTCAAGTCAGAAGAGGGTGTCGCCGGTGGACCCTTCGGGGCCGTAGTCGGTTTCATCGAGGTCCCATGTCTCGTTGGTGCGGGTGTCGGTTACGACGTCGTGGCCGCAGTGCCGGCAGCGGGCGGCGTAGATGTCGTGGACCGGATACGCGGGCACTTCGACCTGGGCCTCGTACTTGTGGCCGCTCCGGGTCGTCTTGGTTGTCGTGGTGGTGAAGGTGGACTCGGCTGGCGGCCGGATCCCCCAGGCAATGAGGGACTCGTCGACGGCGCCGCACTCGTGGCAGGCCATCTTGTCCGCTGGCACGTGGAGCGGGAGCGTTGACCGGTAGTCGCTCCACGCGTCCCACGTGACTGGTACGCCGTCCCAGAGCAGTGGGAGGTCGTGCCTGCTGCGCGCGAGCCGAAGAGTCATCCGAGATTCTCATCGGCGGGGGTGTGATGCTTGCCGATCATTTCGGCCGGTCGGATCCCGGCCTTGACGTCTGCCCAGCAGCTGGAGCAGGTGTGAGCGTCCTTGCCGATGTGGTCTTCGCATGGCGGCGGCTTGGGCAGTTGGGCCCGGATGGATGGTGGCCAGTGGAGCCGGACCTCGAAGATCCGTCCGGGTGTCTGGGTGGATGGGTCGCGTGCCGCGGTCACGGCGGCGGCCAGGATGTCAGCGAACGGTGCCGTGTGGTCCTTGTGCCGTTCGAAGACTTTGATGCTTCCTTCGATGCCCCATGCCGGGCGGATCTCGTGAAGGACGTGGGCGATCATCTTGGCTTGCTTTTCGGTGATCAAATTTCTCCTTTCATCCATCCAGACGTCGCTTGCTTTCGCCGCTCGGCCGGTGCCGATTTCTGCGGCTTCTGGTGAGGTTAAGTACGAAACTTGGGTGGGATTAGGTGTAGGTGTGAAGGTGTAGGTGTTAGGTGCAGGTGTTACCGATGCCTTTCAAGACCCCTTCGATAAAGCCTTTCTGGATGCCCATTGGAACCCTTTACCGAACCCTTTCCGGATGGGTTTATGCATCGGCCGGGGAAACCATTTCACGAGGGTTTATGGACCGTCCCGCCATGGCATCCTTCAAAGCTCCCCAGCTGGTCCATTCCGGGTTCTCAGCCTGCAGCCGGTGGAGTTCGTGGACGACGACGCCGCGGATCGTTCTAGACGCGACCGAGGCGTAAGCCTTGGCCACGGCCGCGCCCATGTTCCGCTGCTTCAGGAGCCCGTCGCTGCGCATGAACGAGCGGACGAGGACCTCTTCTGTGTCCTCGTCCGCCACGATGTAGACGTTCTCGAGGAGCTCCTGCGCTGCCGACTCCAAGACGTCCAGGGTGAGCCCGCTGGCCTTCGGGACGATGCGTTTGAGGCGCCAGTCGACGACTCCGCAGTGACTTAGGTCGGCGTGCGTGCTCAGGTGGATGAATAGCCATTGGGCCATGGGCGACAGGTCAAGGAAGTCATCGTCGACCCAGATGCTCACCTTGATCTGTCCGTACTGCCTGGCCATTGAGCCTCCTTTCTTTGCGTTCGGATGATGGGTGGCTTGTATGATCCGGGGGTGAATGATGATTTCTTTGTTTGTGGCAACTTCTTCTCAATTACTTGCGGCACGTGGCTTGGGTTTTGGAGCGGTGTGATCGGGGCGTTGGTCGCCGCGATTCTCAGCGCCGGCGTCGCATACCTGGTCGTCCGCATGACGAACGGACAAGCGCAGCGCGGAGTCGAGCAGACGATCGAGGCGGCTGCCCTGGGGGATTGCGTGGCGGCGATTGAGGGCCTCGAATGGGCCATGAGGCGGCACGAACCGTATGCGAAATTCGACGCCGGCACCTACATGATCCCCATGAGAGCTGCAGTTGCACGACTGCAGATGTCTCGCGAGGAAGCGGTTTCGGTCGCCCATATCCTCATCCACTGGCCAGGTGAACTCTCTCATCTGGCCAAGAAATACAAGGAAGCCGTTCGGGAGGAAGCCCCGCAAACTGACGACATCCTCGACAGAGTCGCGAATGTCATCACGAAGGCAACGGTGGCCTTGCCTGGGTCCGTGTCGAAAGATAAGACCGTTAGAAAGGACAGCGCTGAACTGCTCCTGGAGGCGGACAACGCTCTAAAGGATGCTCTGACGACGTATGACATTCCTCGCGGGAGTAATTAGCCTCAGTACGCCTGGAGTGTCAGCGGCCGGATATATGCTCCGCCCATGACTATCGATGTAAATGCGGCAGGCTTGCTTGCCCAAGTAATTCCGGCACTCTTGGTGTTCCTCGCACTGGAGGACCGGCTTTCACCTGTTCTTATTCCGCGCCCGAAGGTGCGCCAATGGGTCAGGAAGTGGCGGGAAACTGCGGTTGTCCTCAATCTTTTTTCCCTGGGCTGCTGCCTCGCCATCGTCGTCTTACGGACGGAACTTGGGTTCCTTAGCCCCTTTATTGCGTTCAGTGTGCTGTTACTCCTCGTTGTGCTGGTCCTCCTATTTGCTGGGATGTTCGCCCGGGAAGATGAACCGGTCGAACAACCGGCAGATGTCGAGTCGTAGCCAACTAACTCACGCCGCCTGCAGTGTCTCGGCCATGCAGGCGACGAGGTCACGGGCGGCCGGGGGAGTGACGGCATTGCCGGCCATCTTGACCTGCTCCCGCTTGTTGCCGAGCATGATGTATTCCTTCGGGAAGGCCATGCCCGCTTTGATCTCGTGGGGCTCCAGCATCCGGAACTCGCAGTCGTCGATGTCGGGGACCTTCCACTCAGCGAGGCCGTGGTGCAGGCCGTTGGCGGCGAAGGTGTCGAGCGGCTGCCCGACGTCTTTCGGCGCGTTCTGCCCGCGGAGGGTCGTGATCATGGCGAAGCGGTCGTGCGTAGTGATGGTCGGGATGGCCTTCGACGTCGGGTGCATCTGCCCGTTGCCGTAGTACTCCATCAGCATGTGGTGTCCTGGCTGCGTGATGAGGGACTGGTGGCCAGCGGTGGTGAGGGTGCGCCTTTCCTCGTGAACCGGGGTCGACATCTCGGCGCCCGATCCGCGGCTGGAGTTGTTCCGCATGAGCAGGGCCGGCACCAGCAGGCCCGTCTCGTTGCGCGTGGTCTGCGTCCGCATGGGCTCGCCGGAGAGTTGCGTCTGCTTGCCGTCGCGCCCCTCTACCGGGACGAGCAGTGACCGCGTGTAGGCGGTCGTCTGCGTCTGGAACGGCTCGTGGTTGACGGCGGACAGGATCTGCGAGCCACGCACGGAGTCGATGCTGACCGGCTCCTGCCCGTACTTGGCGAGGCCCGCGATGATCCTAGCCATCGTCTTCGGTGCCAGCGGCCGCTGCCGGTCGCCGATGCGCTCACCGCGGAGCGACCAGTCGATAGCGTGCGAGGCTGGCAGCCAACCGGGCTCGACGATCTGGTTCTTGCAGCTGACCTTGGGGCAGCGGTAGAGGTACTGGGCTCGGTATCGGCCCCACGGCTCGTTGACTTTCTTGAAGACCTGCATGGCGTCTACCACCTCGTTGCAGCTGGAGCAGTAGGCCTTTGGTCGGAAGTACTTCTCGACGTCGGGTGCCTTGTTGCCCTTCTTCCAGAAGAGGACGTACATGCGGTCGCGGGACTGCGGCGCGGGCAGGCCGCCGTGCTGGGCATGCATGCTGTTGAGGTACTGGATGCGGTGCTCGTAGCCGAGGGACTTCATGGCCATCAGCCAGGCTTCGAACATGACCCACTTGGCGGCGTCGACGACGTTCTCGGTGATGATGGCGCGGTAGTGGTGGACCTCGGCGAACCGGGGCACGTCCCACATGGTGGCGCGGGACCTGTCGGCGGCTTCGTCGGGCAGTGTGTCGCCGAACAGGTCCGCTTGGGCAGTGACGCGCTTCCGGCCCTTTGCTACCGAGTGGTTGGTGCACTCCGGCGAGGCCCAGAGGATATCGGAGTTGCCGATGTAGCGCGGGTCCGTCTCCTTGATATCGGCTTGGACGTGGATGGTGTCTGGGTGGTTCGCGTTGTGCGATTCCAGTGCCTTGTCCCAGTGGTTCAGTGCGGTCTTCACGCTGATTCCGGGGAGCATCGTCGCTCCGGTGCTGGATCCGCCGGCGCCGCAAAACATGTCGGTCATGGTCAAGCTCATGCTGGGGTGTCTCCTTCTAGTTGGGTTACGTCTGGCTCTGGCTGCTCGAGGACGTCGTAGATGCTGAGTTGGCCCTCGAGCACCGGGATCTGCCGGTCAGTGGTGGTATCCACGGGCGGCTGCTGCGACGGCGGGCGCTTCGATGATGACGACAGTGCGGGCGCCGCCGGATCCCGGGACGCGGCGGCCGTCTGCTATGCAGGCGCGGGGCGGGCCGACTATGCGGGCTTGGTGGCGGTGAGCTACGTCGGGCAGGTCCCCGATGGCTTGGAGGATCAGCTCTTGGTCGGTCTGCGCAGTTCCGGCGCCATCAACCACGGGCCAGACAGCGCGGAACGTGTGGGTTGCTGTGGGGGCCGGCTTGGGGCGAGTCATGACGGCATCCGAACGGGCATGATCAGGTGCTTTGACGACTTGGGATCGTTCGTCTCGAGGCCGCCAGGTGAGAAGAGGAAGGGCTTCGGTGCGCTGGTGTAGGAGATCCTGACCTTGTCGCCAGGCAGCTGCTGCAAGGTCTCCACCAGGTAGCGCGGACTGAGCGCGAACTTTATGTCGTCCTTCAGGCCAGCGACGACTCCGCCCCAGGCCACTGGGGCCTTCGAGGGCCCGAATAGTCCGTAGTCGAAAGTCACTTCGGCGCCGCCGTCGAACATGCGGACGAAGCAGGGCGAGAATCGTTCATTCATCCGCTCCGCGACCTTGGCGGACTCAAGAAGTACAGCCCGGTCAACTTCGAACGAGGCGGTGACATCAGCGGGGAACAGCGACTTGATCTTGGGGTAGTCGCCGTCAACGCTCATCGAAGTGAAGGTGGCGTGCTCGGTCTTGATGGTGATGCGACGGTCACGCAGTCCGATGACGACATCATCGCCGGTGAGGAAGCGGTCGAGGGCTTTGATGGTCCGGTAGTTCAGCAGGAAGTCTGCGCTGCCTTCGCCTTGCCCTTGGACGTGGTCCTCGGCCAGCCGGTAGCGGTCGGTGGCGAGAAGCTCCATGGCGCCGTCTCCGATGGCTATCCGGACCGCCGTGAGGATGGGCAGCGTGTCGTCCTTGGATGCGGCGATGGAGACGCGTCGCAGGGCTGCCCTGAAATCGGCGGCCGGGACCGAGATGTACTCGCTGGGGGCGAGGTCAGGGATCTCCGGGTATTCGGCGACGGGCAGCGCCTGGGCGTGGAGCTCGTATCCGCAGGCAGAGACAGTGACCTTCTCACCCTCGATAGCGACAGTGACCGGCGCGGCTTTTGTCTTGCCCGTCGTGGTGCGGATTGCATCGATGAGCCACCGGTAGGTGACGAGAAACGGGGTGCCTTCACCCTCGGCCTCGGCAACGGTGGTCACGCACGAGGTGTCGTAGTCAAAGGCGGACAGGACGCCGGCTGAGGGATCGATGTGGACGCCGTAAAGAACGGGCAGGGGCTTCTTGCCCGCCAGTGCGGGGGCGACACGGTTGAGGGCCGCGATCCAGTCCTTTGCCGGGGCCGTGATTGCCTGCTGGGTGCTCATTGCTTAGTTCTCCTTTGGGTACGAAAAAGGCCGCTTGGGGGCGGCCTTGGTTTTTGGTTTGGGGGAGCGTGTGGCGTTCCGTATGGCTTGTTCGGCCGTCGGGTCGCGGTGGGTGCGGCGGGCGCGTGAGTCTGCTTCGTCCTGGGCCTGCGCGAGTTTGTGATGTTCGCATTGGCCGCGGGAGAGGCAGATGCCGTGCGCTCCCTTGCAGAGGAAGCAGCACGGGTCCACTAGGCGGCGTCCGCCCGGTGCGTGATGTGCTCCCGGATCTTCGTCGGTTGTAGGCCTGACCAGATGACGTTGCCTTCGATCGTGGAAACTTCGACGACGGGCATCTGCCGGAAGCCGAGGTGCTCCGTGACGTACCAGTAGGCGGTGGCGTCTTCCTCGACGTTGACGGCGGTGTAGTGAATGTTCTTCTCGTCCAGCTTTTCCTTGGTCTTGGTGCAGCCGAAGCATTCATTCTTGGTGTAGATGACGACGGCGACACCGTCGCGCGCCTGGATGCGCTGGGTGAGGTCTGTGGCTTCTTCGATGGCGGTGCTCATGTGCTTCTTTCGTGTGTGGGCGCGGCGCCCGGCCGGGGGAGGTCCGGGCGCCGCGGGCATGAAAAAAGCCGCTCACTGGCGGCTTCGATTTGGGTTGGTGCGCGGTTACTTGGAGAAGCGCGGCACGTCGATCGGCAGGGGCTGATCGGACACGATGTAGTCGAGGCTGGTTTCCACCATGGTGCCGTCGGTCGTGAAGAAGAAGATGCCAGGGTCACCGGCGCCGTAGGTACCGTCATCCTTTGCTGAGTCCAGGGTGTAGTAGCTGCCGTAGTGCTTGACTACCTCTTGCTCCGGGCCGACCTGAGATCCGCTGGAGCTTACCTTTCCCTTGGCCGTGTAGAAGCCGATGATGTTGGCGTAGCTCAGCACGTAGACGTACCGGATTGTGTTGGGGTCCTCTTCCTTGTCGCGCTTCTTCTCGAGGTTCTGCTTTTCGAGCGAGTTCACGATCTGCGAGGAACCCTGGGCGGCTTTGCGCTTGTCCAGTTCGGATTCGGCGGTGCAGGCGGTGGCGCCCAGGGCGAGGGCGGCAGCGGTCAGGGCGGCGGCGATCTTGTGGGTGGTCTTCATTGTGGGTTCCTTACTTGGTGGTGGTGCAGCCGGCGGTGGTCAGTTCGTAGGGCAGGTCCGGGCTCTTCCAGTCCTTGGACAGGATCTTGCGGGACTCTGCGTTGTAGGCCTCCACGGAGGCGATGCACTCGCTCTGGACTCCGGCGAGGATCTGGGATGCTGTCTTGTCGGTGGGATCAGTTGCGACTCGCGCCGCGTGCATGGTGACCAGCTGCTTGTTGGTGTTCACGGCGGCGTTGAGTTTCTCGAACTTCTGCTGCTTCTCGGTCCAGTTCTGGGCGCTGTTGTTGATCTTGACCGCGTCACCCTGACCTTTGGGCCCGGATGTGGCGACACTGATTGCCCAGACCGCCCACCAGATGAGCGCGATAAGGAGGATTGCGGCGAGTACCGCGGCAATGACTTTGAGGACGTCTTTCATGTGTAGCTCCTTGGTTAGTAGGTTTGGCCGCCGGGGTTGCCCCAGCCACCTTGTCCGGTGGCTGCCGGGTCGCCGCCGCCCCAGCCTTGATCGGCTGCAGCGGCCGGCACGTCGTTGGCGGGTGCTTGGTGCCAGCGGAAGTCTTTGCCGATGGACTCGATCCGGAGCTGGTCCGAACGGCGCTTCTTGCCCTCCGAGTCTTCCCAGGCGTTCGTTTCGATCTCGCCGTAGAGGATGACGTTGTCACCCTTCTTCAGGTGGTTGGCGACGTTCTCGGCGAGCAGCATCTTGCCCTGGTTCCATGCCCTGCAGTCCCAGAACTTGCCGGGCTTGTTCTCCCACTCGTTCGTCTGCCGGTTGAACTTGCGGGGGTTGGTGACGACCACCAGGCGGGCGACAGCGCCGCCGCCATCATTGAACTTCAGGCCCGGATCCTCGTGGACCTTGCCGATGATGGTCACGTAGGTTTCGCCGCTCATGCCTTGATGCCTCCGTCCTCGATCACAATCCCGCGGCCGTCCGCGTCGCCGACCATCTCGATCCAGACTTGGAAGTCGTTCTCACGGGCCACCGATTCGACGAGCGCCAGGTTGTCGGAGTCGAGCAACGAGCCGTCAGCGATGCGGATGACGCGGAGCTTGGGGTTCAGCGCGATTGCCATTGCCAGCGAGACGCGCAGCTGCTCGGCGCTGGATGCCTGCTTGAACGGCACGCCGTTGTAGGTCACCCCGGACTCGTCAAAGCCAAGCCCCTCGACAGGGAATTTCGCCGCCGCGAGCCCTTCAGCCTTCTGCTTGTCGATCGCGTCCAGCTTCGAGCTCAGTTCGGCTGCCTCGCTCTGCAGTCCGGACACGTTGTCGCTCGCATGCTTCCAGCGCTCGAATGCGCGCACGTCTTCATTGATCTCTTCGGCGCCGTCGATCTTTGCCTGGATGGCGTCCACGTCGACCGGGGCCGGCTCAGCTTCGAGCATCTGCACGGCTTCGGCGAATCGTTCCTCTGCCGCGGCGAGTTGTAGCTTCAGCAGCCGGACGGCATCCGCTGCTTCGTTTCGGACACGGATCACGTTGGTTCGCTGCGCGTTCACCTCCTGCCCGGCCCGGTACTCGGCGAGCAGCTCCGTAACGCTGACCGGTTCGAGGTCTGCCATTTCCTTGGTGACGGGGATGGCGTCGAGAGCCGCCTTGGCATTCTTCAAGTCCCGGTTCACGGCCGTGCGGTCGGCGAAGATGTCGGCTCGCTCGGCGTCGAGCTCCACGGGATCGAATGGGAGGTCGACCAGTGCGAGCAGCGTCTTCAGCTGGGCCCTGTCGTCCAGCTGCGTAAAGGCAAGCGGGTCGAGGGAGAGTTTGCCCAGCAGGTCATCGAGCTTCGCCTGGCCCTTGGGATACACGGCGCCATCCGGGGACTTGACCGTGAGGGTTGAGCCCGATGGGGTGAAGCGGCGCGTGACGATCAGGTCCTCAGTCTCGAGGATGATCTCGGCGCGGTCTTCGCCGTCGCGGATTGGCTTCGGCGTGGTCTTCGCGTTCACACCACCGAGTGCGGCCGTGATGCTGTCCAGAATGGACGTCTTGCCTTGGCCATTCTTGCCAGCCACGATAACTAGATTGCCGTCCGGATCCGGCTCGACCTTCACCGCCTTCAGCCGCTTGTAGTTCGTGGATTCGAGTCTGATGATCCTGCTCATGCTGATGGTTTCCGTTCGCTGACGTAGTCGATGATGTGTTCGGGTGCGTTCTTCTCGGCCAGCCATGCGATGTACTGGTCGATAGTGCCCTCGGTGACTGCCTTTTCCGTGTTGGCTCTGACGTCGTCCGGGATGATTGGGGTTGCGGCCTGAATGGCATCCAGGAGGGGATGGACGGTGTAAGTCCGGCGAGTGCCTCGGGCGACTGTGATGGGCACGTTCAACGGCTTGTTGCCGAGGTTGGACAGGTGAGAGATCCGGATTCCGCCGGGAACTTCCTTGCCGAATCTGACTGTTGCATCCTTGAAGAGCGTGACCCTCCGGCCAACCCACACCTCTGCTTCGTCGCCCCACGCGTTCATCAGGACGCGCAGCATGCCGAGCGGCGGACGCCAGACACGGCCTTCGCCTTCCACAAGCTCGATGTCGTACTTCTGCTCGGCCGCCCCGGGCTTCACTCCTGCGATGGTGAATGTTCGCGGGCCGCCGGTGAAATCGTCGGCATTCCATTGGTCTGAGCGGGGTTCGGCTGTGATTTTCAAAGCTTCAACTCCAGTTCGAGGTAGTGGTCGATGCGCTCGGTTTCGGGCAGGCCGTCGGTGACTTCGAGGTAGGTGCTCACCATTTCGGAAGCTGTCTTCTCGAACTGCTCGACGGCATCGATGATTGCCGTTTGCCAGGCGGGGTCTGGGTATACGCGCTTAGTCCAGAGCCGCATGCCGCCGCAGTAGCTGGTGTAGTCGATCCATGCACGGCCGGAGACAAGCAGCCCGGTTTGAAGTTGGGCCATGTTCTCGGCAGGGACTTCATCTGCGAGGACGGTCTTTAGCTGAGCCTTCTGGGCCCTGCTCTTGATCTCGATCAGTCCGTCTTCACCGACCAGCCCGTCGGGCGAGTATCCGATCTTGAATCCGTCGAATTGCCGGACCATGAATCCCAGTTCGGTGACGGGCGCGTGATGCTCGGAGTACGCGTCTCTCGCGTAGGGCTCGTCCATGGTTCCCCGCTCCATGGCCCGCGATGTCGGCACTGGATCAACGTGACCGGTGATCCGTTCGGCTGCCAGCGTCATGGTGAGACCGCGGGCGGTCTCGCTGCTGTTGTCTGCGGTGATCACGCGATCCATCTCACGGGCCGCTGCTGCACGGGCTGAGTGGAGGGTCTTCAATGGGCCGGGCGAACGCTTCCCGGTGCACGGGTCTGCAGCTGCGGCGCCACAGTCCGGGCAGTCAGTTTCTATCGCTGACGGCTGGCGCGAGGTGACGAGTTGACCGACGACTGAGGCCGTGACGATCCCGCACCGTGCGGCCAGCCATTCGTCTGTGCCTTGTTCGAGGTCTTTGAAAAGGTGAAGGGTCATTCCTCGTCCTTGTCTGGGGATGAAAAAAGCCGCTCGGGGGCGGCTTTGGTTTCTTGCTCGATCTCGTAAAGATCACGGCGCGGCGGCTGGGACGTTTGGCTCATTGGGTTCTCCATGCATGGCGCATTCGGGGTTTGTCGGTTTTGGGTAGCGCGGGTTGTAGCGCCAGGGCGGGCAAGTGCAGCCGGGGTAAGTGTTCGTGCGGCGTGACCAGAAGGACTCGCTGCCAGTCCCGACGTAGTTGTGCCGCCTGCCTTCGTCATCAAGGAGCACCAATGCCCCCTCTCGGTTAGTGGGCTACAGGGCCCTGGAATCGGGGCGCTGCGGTGATGTTGCGGCGGCACTCGGCCCGTTCGAAGTCAGACAGTGAGCGCCACTGGCCCTCGTCAAGACCCCATGCGCTCATCACCAGAACTTCGCCAATAGGGGGCCTTAGTTCAGCGCGATGCTGTGGGCTTCGGCGTCGGAACCAGCGGATCATGCCGCCACCTGACCTTCGTGGGCAGCCTGGCGGCCGGCTGCAAACTCAACCATCCGGACGGCGACCGTCAGTTGCTCGATCTCGTCATGCAGAACTTGGGCGTGCCAAGCTTCTGGTCGGTTGTTTTTCATTGCTCCCCCTTGCGGTATCCATCCGCGTCGTCTTCGGCGCGGGTGTCGGCCAAGTCGGCCAGTTCGTCGTGATCAATGTCGTCAGGTTCTTCCAAAAGCCAGTCCGGGTTCATTGCTCGTCGCAAGCACCGTCGGGGCATTCGCCCGGCTTGTGCAGCAGGTGCTTGTCATGCAGCCTCGCGGCCGGGATTGCTGCCAGGAACCATGCGGCGAGGACGACGCACAACAGGATTCCGAAGCTCTGGAGTTGGATCATGATTCCTCCTTGACGGCGGCCCAGATGTCGATCCGGGCGCCCTTGCGTGATTTGGTGGACGACCGTTTGCGCCCGATGGAGTGGATGTAGCCGCGGTTGGTTGCGATGGTGAATGCGATGCCGGGCAGGTTGCTATGTGGGGGTTCGCGCATTTCGCGGTGTAGATCGTCCGCGGTCACCGAACCTTGTGAGTGCGCCAGCGCGTGAATGGTGGCGACTGCGTCTTCCAGCCACTCTTCCCGCGTATCCAGGACAGCGGCGCGGGTCATGGCCTAGACCTCTTCCGGCAGGCATAGTCGTGGAGCTCTTGCTCCAGGCGGTCGCTGCGGGCCATGTCGAGGGCCAGCGCGAGCTCGGCCGGCGTAAGTGCAACGTTCCCGCGGATGGTCTTGGGTCGCGGCTTATCCGCGACCGGGACCGTCCTGGCGCCGCCTTTGACGGCTTGGTGCACGGTGCGGTCGATCATGCGGCCACCGCCAGCCGGCGTCGGACACTTGCATGGTGTTCGCGCTCGCCGTCCACGTTCTCAGCGGCTTCTTCGCCCGTCGGGTCTTGGTAGTCGAGGAAGTACGCGTTCAGGTCGATCGGCTCGGCACGCTCGGCATCGAGCTTCTCGATCCGCCTGGCGGTTTTTTTCATCTCGGAGAAGGTGGCGGTGATGCCGTTCTTCTGGTTGTAGGCGGCGAGCTCGCCGAGGTAGTTGCGGTTGTTTTTGGGCATGACAATGAGTCCTTACTTTCCGCAAGGAACACGGAAGGGAGGGGTCAAGAAAGGAAGGGGTGCCCGAACGGGGCGGACGCCTGACTAGGCGGAGCGCAGGAGTCGGTCGATGTTTCGACGCTGAGTGCGTGGCTTCTGCGGCGCTGCAGGTGGTTCGATAATGCGTTGGTACTGCTCAGGGGTGAAGCGGTAGAGGCGGCCTACCTTTGTGGCGGGCCACTTGCCGGCCTTGCACATGCGGTAGACGGTTTCGACGGATACTTTGAGCTTGTTGGCGACCTCGGCCGCCGTCAGGGTTTCGGATTCGGCGGTCATGCCGCGTCGTCTTCCACCACTGTCACTAGGTCGTCCATACGAACGGGGAGCCGGGTGACGGCATTTGCGATGAAGCTGGGCCCGGGCTGGGAAAGGCCGTGTCGGATTCGGGAAAGAGTCCCGCTGTCGACGCCGATCTGTTCCGCGAATACCCCCCAGGGCTGCCCGGCGCGGAGACGCTCGAGCGTTTCTTGGTTGATGGTGAGACGTGCCATTTTGAGAGACCTTCTGGGATGGATTGCTGTGCCGCAATTAGGTCTTGTGCAACCCCCAATTGCTAATGACATCACTGTAACTAGGTACTTGCGCAAGCACAAGTTGTACTTGGGTTGTTAATTAACAATGAGGACTTGTTAATGCCCAACTCGCCCGGAATCTCGCGGATTTCCGGTACTTGGAAATTTTTTCAGCGGTACTCAGGAGGGCGTGTCGGACTACTTGCGGCGCCGCCATCTGACCGTTTCGTGAGGTAGCGCCTGGGAGATGAGGACTGGGACTTCTACATTGACGGATTGCGCATGCGCAACTACGTTTTACAGGTGCCTAATAGACAACAGAAGCAAGCGCAGACGCGATGGTATGAGTACGTTCTTAGGGTCACGGAAGGTATGACCGCGAAAGAAGTTGCCGATCGGGCAGGGTTCGATCAGTCGGCAATGACTCGTTGGAAGAACGGCGCGAACGCAGACCCGAAGTTCGTCGTGCAGTTCGCCCGGGCGTTCAACCAGAACGTTCTCATGGCGCTCGCTCAGGCGGATTTGATCACCGACGAAGAAGCGGACCTTCACGAGGTGAAGATCGGCGTGCAGGAGATGACGACTCAGCAGCTTCTGGAAGAGCTCGCTCGACGTATCGACAATCCGCAGGCTCGACCTGCACACAATCACATCTCGATGGGCGCGAGCGCCGAGCAGGATCCGGACTACTCCAAAATGTCAGACCAGGATGCTTATGATCTGGCGGCACATGAGGGGGACAAGAATATTGGACACGACGAGCTTCCACACGAACCCTAGAACTCTCGCCCAACTGATGGGCATTCGGGTTCGGACGGCGGTTACGCCGCATGGATGGTGGGGCGCCTACGATTACAGGCGCCGGCTAATCACTCTTCGACCGGGCCTTGGTCCAATCCAACTTCGCTGCACCCTGATGCACGAGTTAGGACATGCGCACTACGGACATACTGGCGTGACGGGCAAGCAAGAGACTCTGGCGAATCGCTGGGCAGCGTACCGACTGATCGACTTTGACGACCTGCTCTCGGTCGCTTCCGTTGAGCAATCGAGCTCCGGAGTAGCGGCCGCGCTCGAGGTCATGCCGGACGTCCTGGAGACGTACTTGCAGCTGCTGACCAGGTCCCAGCTCAGCGCCCTTCGGGCAGCCGCTCTGCGCCGCGTTGCGTAA